CGTTCGTATCGTAGCCACGGAAGCTGCAATACTGGCTGTTGGTAAACCACTCAGCAAGATCCGAAACGCCGCACTGTGCCGGCGTATAACTGCCTTGCTGAGCAATCGTAGAGAAGGACACGCTTCCGCGCATCCAATCCCAATCCTCGCGCGTCTGCTGGATGCTCATCCACGCTTCGTTGATCCAATTCACCGCCCGCTTCAGCTCGCCGCTTTGCCCGACAACACTCACCGGGCCTGTACCGCTGATACCGCATTTCTCAACTAGCTTTTGAGCCAAAGCAAGGAAGTTCATGGATTATTGTTCCTGAATGATGGTTGACAGCCATTCGACGCCGCGAGGATTGCTGTCATTGAGTACGGAGAATGGATACTTGCCGCCGGCAGTGCGATCTGCGAAGTTTTCTTCGTGGTCTTCGTGCTTCACAACACGAGTCGATACGGTTTCAAACTTTGCACGTGCCAGTACCTCAACGTACTTACGTCGGGTAGTGACTGGCACGCCGACAGGCAGCCAACCACAGACCATCCACTTACCATTGACGAACTGCTCAGCACCTTTGCCATTGACCCAGCACTGCATGACGTTCGGGGCTTTCTTTTCCGATGACTTGGAAATACGGATCGTCACCGGCTCTTCCATAAACGCCAGCGCGGCGTTGTACTCAGCACGGGAATCGCCGATGCCTTCAGCCAGAGCAATCAGCGGCTCATCGTCGTTGTCGTATTCGTCAAGATTGCGCGATTCACGCTGACCGACTTTCACGTCGCTGGTGTCGAATTCTTTGCCTGGCTTATTTACTGGGTTGTTCTTTGCGTGGTTCATTGTTCTACTGCTCCTGATTAGGAATGAAAAAGGCCGCCCGAGATTGAGCGGCCTTTGTGCTACGGCGCTACTGATTTACAGCGATTGCGGGCGGTCTGGCAGGATCATGATGTCCTGGAAGGCGTAGGTAACGCCGGTCACGCCGCTGTTGTTGTTGACGCCGAATTGCCATTGAGCGACAGCCGGAACGGCGGCGGTAGCTGGTGCCAGGCGAACGACTTGGTAGCCGAACGGCACATAGCCATCAGGAACAACGCCGAACTGTGGCGGGCGAACGATGTTGCCCGATACGTCCTGCGCTTCGATACTGCCCTGCACGACACCGATAGTGCCGGCAGCGTTAAAGCAGTACAGGTAGACCGATGCCTGGCCGATTGCTTGGGGCGTGAAGGCCAGACCATCGGTGATATCGACGGTCGGCGTAGCGCCATTGGTCACAGCGGTCTTGGTATAGGCCTTGCCCTTGATGCAGTATTGCAGTGGCGCAGCGGTGGTGCTGTAGGTGGTGGTGGTACCAGCAGCCAAACCGGCCTTGTTGGTAACCATCGTCTGAGTTACATTCGACAGATCATTCATGGTAGTTCCTTGTTAGATTGCACGGTTTTCGACCAAGACGGTCGGATCGAATTGCCCCAGAGTGCTGATGTACACAGCGTTCGGGACTACGGTTGCATCATCAAGCGCAGTGGTGCCGCCGACAAACGCGCCGGTACCAGTAGGGTGAATGATGACGAAGCCGAGGATGGCGTTAGCGCCTGGAATAGCCGGGAATCGCACACGGCTAAGCGTGCTGCCTGGCGTGCCGATCTGGCTCGTTACAACGCCTTCCGAATTGATGAAGAAGGCAAAGACGTTGTAGGCTCCGTTCGCAACACTGCCGACCAAAGCGGGCATGTCGGTTGATGCCGCAACGGTGACCAAGATGCCCTTGGCAAGACCGTAGTAGGCAGCAGCGCCGGTTTTGACGATTGCACTACCGCCGGTCTTGATTGCGAGGCCGGCCGTCGTCAACGATTGCGTAGATAGGCAATGAGCGATTGCCACAAACATCGGACGAAGCGCAACGCGATCCATTTCCGACGCAAGAGCATTCACCCATTGCGAGATAGTATTTTCCATCTGGATTTCCTATAAAAAAAGCCACTCATTTGAGCGGCTTGATGGATTTGAAAAGTATCACCAGCGTTCAGGGTTGCTGGGCCAACATTCCCATGGTTCAGGCTTTTTGTTTCTGTGATGTATCTGCGAGTGTGCAAATTTTGTTACCGCAAGAAGATTCGACAAGTCATTGTTTGATCTGTTCCTGTCGATGTGATGAACCTCAACTTTAGGGCTAAGATTCTTCACCCCATCAACCTCAATAATAAATTGATGTTCTGGGCAATCCTTCATCATGGCATCGAAAACCACATTGCGATGTTCAAATTGACTTGGACCATTTGACTTGCCTTGTATGTATCCACGGCGGTTTTTGTATCGACCGCCATTCCACCGCCAATGCTTATCACCAGTCTGAGCTTCGGACATCAATTTTCGATATCCGACATGTCCGAACTTACACAATGTAGAACAAAATCTTGCACTATCTTTTCTTGTTTTTGTAACTTGAAAAGACTTCTTACAACTCTCGCACTCGACATAGTGTTTTACCAAATCAGGATCTGGCCGATGCTTCCTGCCTTTTCTTGATTGCAGAGAACACAAAGTAGAGCAAAAGCGAACTTGGGATTTTGAGTTATCGCTCTTCTTGCGCTTGAACTCCGTAGAACATTTTGCGCAAGCAAAGACCTCCCAACCAGCGGCGGTCTTACAATCCCTAGAGCAGTACTTCACTTCATCATGACGCCGATTCGGAACCATGAAAATCCTACTGCATTGTTTGCATGTTTTTTCCACGCCCATACATTCTCCCAAAAGTTTCTTGGATTATATATGGTTTAGGGCAATTCAAACACAAAACGATGCAATATTTTTAGGCCAATAGCCCCTTATTACACTAGAGTTCTGTTACCAACGTTACCAGTAACAAGCCAGCCGTCATTCTCCAATAAAATTGCTTTCCACCAAATAGTACCAGCGTAGCCACGCTGACCGTGCGGATCGGACTTCGACTTCTGGCCGGCTGGCAGGTAGGTAGGATCGAGCGATTCCTTGCCGCGCACCGCGATTTGCGACCAAGCATCGGCCGCAGTCACGATGAACTGGTACACGTCGATGTTGGTGCCGCTGGTGGATACGAGGCCGGTAGTACCGACAGCAGCGCCGGCGTCCTGAATCTCGATGAACTCAGGCGAGGTGACGAAGCGGAAGCGTTCTACCTTGCCCAGTTCGTTAGGCATTGGCGTGCCGCTGGCGTATTTCTCCACTGGCACAAAGCCTGGCAGATCGCGGATATCCGACTCCAGATCGGTCGAGCTGTAGACGATGTAGCCAGGCGCGACAGCGCTGGTTTCGTACTTGTTGCTCGCGGCCAGGATCGAAGTGACCATCTTGCCGTGATTGCGCATCAGGAACTTGGCGATGCGCCGCAGCAGCGGCAGGCTGATAGCACCGTTCACGGTAGCGCGGCTGGTGCCGGTGCCGCCGTAGAACTGGTTGGTGCCGGCGCGCAGGACGCCCCAGACGATCATTTCGTTGACCAGCGTTACGCGTTCGCCGATCTGGATCGACATTTGCTCTGGCACGTCATCTTCGTACAGGTCTTGCGTCTTGTCGGTGAAGCCATACAGGCAGTCGTATTGCTGCATGATGACTGGCACGTCTTGCGGCGTGATCGACTCTGGAGTTCCGGTTACACCTTCTTGCGTCAGGTGAGCGGCGACCAGAGCGTTACCGCGATCACCCGTACCGTTCTGGAAGAACACGTTCGGATTGGCGGCGGTTGCGCCGTATGGCAGCCAGCGGCGAGCGATGTAAGTATCGCTGGAGTTTTTCGGCATCTTTTCCTGACGGCCGCCTTTCGACAGCACCTCAACAGGAACAGCATGCTTCAATATTGCTCCTTTGAAACGATTAATCCGGCCAGGAGTGAGCGAAAAAGTTTGCATAGTCATAATTTATTTCCTTGTTTGGTTAGCTGGAAAAACCAGCATCAAATTCATCATCTAGGTCAGGCCCAGGTGCAAAGCCGCCAGCCCCTTTGGGGTTGACTGCGCTTGCAAGCCTGTTTTGGCGGGTAGCCGCTTGCTTTTGTGCTGCTTTGAAGTCCGATAGGATCTTGCCGACGAAGTTGGCATTCAGGCTGCTCTCGAAAGGAACCCCGGAGCGGTCTTTCTTCTCCGTGATCTTGTTTTCATCGCGCCATTTATGGAACTCTGGCGAGTTGAGAACGTCCTTGTAATCGCTATGTTGCTCAGCGAGTTGGTCGAGTGCGATTTCCTGAGTGATTTCCTCACGCAGCGACGCGGCCAGAGTTTTGCTCTCCGTGCCAAGTTGCTGTTTGATGATTTCCGCTACCTGATCTGGGCTAGCACCGTTAGGAGCAGCGCCTGAAGCCTTGAGGCGTGCGAAAGCACGGTTCAAAGCTGCAACCTGCATCTCTGCGAGGTCAGGCAGGTTATCGTCAACCATCTCTTTGAAGTCTTCCAAGCTGACTTTCAAATCGACGCCTTGCCCTGTAGCTGACTGCAATCGCTCCAGCGCCTGCTTCATACCGCCAATCGTCCCGCCCATCTTGTCGATAGTGTTTTTGTAGCTATCGATGGTGGAGGCTTTCTGTACTAATGCTTCGTACTCGGCCTTGGTGATCTTGGCGAACTCAGGGGCCGGTGCTGCTGGCTCCTTTACTACAGGTGCTGGGTTTTCTTCTACGCGCTGCGTTACCTCGTCTTGCGGTGCCGTGCCTGGCGTTTCCGTCAGTGCCTCCCGTTCTTCGGTAAAACCTGCGTCAAAGTCGTCATCTACATCAATCACATCGCTCATTCTGTTGCTCCACAAAAGCAAAAGCCTGCTTGCGCAGGCCAGTTACACACCGGGCGTTGTCGTCTGGTGCAGTTCTTGCCGTCACTTGGGCGGCGGGTACTACGATTCTTCGATTACTGGGCGTTCTTCATTCAGAGACATCAGGAACTTTACCTCTGCGATCTGGCCGCGCAGCTTGATTGTCTGCCGGTCGTCCAAATCACCCTCTAGCTGCCGGCGAAGCGCTGCCAAGCGACCATTGAGGTATTCCATGGTCTTGCCCCATGTGGATGAAGCGCGCTCACCCTGCGTCAGAATAATGCGGTCTTGTGTCATGGCGTGGAATCCGTAGACACTTCATCGCGCACTAGGCTGGGCGGGTTCATGCGTACATCATGTTCTTTGCCGGCCGCATCCAACGTTACGGCCAGCTCAGTTTCTTGCTGCGCTAGATCGCGCTTCGTTTGATCGTTGATGGTGGTAGTTGCCAAGTCAGTTTTGGCGGTATCAAGGTTTGCTTGCTGTGCTGCTTGAAGCTTCATACTCTCGATTTCCAGATCCATCTTTTTCATTTCCAGATCGTGTGCTCGCTGGCGGTCGGCTTCGGCGTATTTGGCGTCACGGTCTGCATCAGCACTTGCCTGCTTCAATCTTTCGCGCTCAAGCTCTGCATCAGCCTTGAGCTTAGCAACTTCCAGGCTGTTATCTGGCGCTACTGGAGCAGCTCCAGCTTGTTGCGCCCCCTGCTGGTCAAGCCCCGCGATCTTCTCGCGCGATGCAGCGTTGATCTTGGCAGCGGTGACAGTTGGATCTTCAGGCGGCGGAGTTTGTGCCATCTTCGCTTGCTCTTCCTCGGTGTACTGCATCTTGCGAGGGTCAAGGCGTTTCGATTTAAGCCATTCTTCCATCCACTTCTTAGGGTCGAGGCCAAAGATTGGATTGACTACCATCTGGCCCATTTGCGCCAGAGTCTGATCTTGGATAGCCCGCTCGACCATCGCCGTAGAGCCATGCGCATTAATATCCCAGTCGCCTTTTTCATCGTTCGGGACATCAGGATCAAGCAGCAGATATTCGTATGACGCTTGCACTACAGGCTCAGTCACGCGATCATCATAGGTGTAGCCGATGTCGCGCAGAAGCGTATTCGCGTTGTTGTTCTGAAGCTGCGTAGCGCCCAATGTCTCCGGCGTAGTCGGGCCAGTCTGACCTTGCGAAATCAGCGGGATATTGCTTGCCTCTTCGGCATCGCGCTTGCCCATTTCGATTATCTTCTGCATCTGATCGCCAACATTCGGGATCTCGAATGCAGCAAATGCAGCGCGCACGTCTTTGATTACAGCCTCTGGGTTCATGAACCAGATTTTGTTAGGCCGGATGGTCCAATCGCCAGTTTGTGCCGGCTCAATCGCAGTACGGTCGATGACGATCTGAGGGCCGCACGAGTTACCGCCGTTGTTCAGCAGTGCGCGCGTAGCCGCATTGACGATGCGCTGCGGCGTGCTGACTTGCTCACCCACCCCGCCGCCAGCCCAATGACCAGCGCGGCGCGACCATGGCATTGCATGGTAAGGGAACTTGCCCGACTCAAGAGGATTAAGCACCGCGCGCAGGATGCTGTCATTGACCATCGTGACAATGACGTACACCTCATCGATATCATCCGCAATTCCCTTGAGCGCGGACAAATCGCCACCATTTGCAATGCCAATTTCCTTGCGGGTCAAAGATCCGTAGAAATACCAGACTTGGAAGCGGTTTTTGTGCGCTTTTTCGTTAGGATTTTGGCTCTCTTCGTTGCACTTCTCAGGGCCTTCTTTGACTACCTTATCAATCTGCGATTTGATGTAGCCAGGCTGACGCTTCAACTCTTTAAGCTGGCGCTGCGCCAAGAAATCGCGCTCGAAAATGTGATCGCCGTTGCCGATGTCTTCGCCGCATGCGCCATCAGGGAACAGGTTCCATGCATCAATCCACTTGTAGCTCGGCTTTACCTTCTTCAGGAACTTGATTTCAATGCCGCCGTCGAGTTTCGACACAGATTGCTTGCGCACTACGTCCGGGAATGGACCTTTCAGGATGCCGACGCCAATACGCGCCGAATCGTGGATCACCTTGCGATTTTCCGCATGGTAGCCCGACTCAACCATCCAATCATAGATGCGCTTCTCTGCGCGCTTAGCGCTGTCCTCAGCAGTTTCGGACAGTTGCTTAGCCAGGTCGGCAATCGTCACAACTTTAGGCGCTGGGACTGCTTCTGCGCCCTGTGGCGGCTGACCTGCCGGGGCTGATGCGCCAACCATGGGCGATGGCTGTCCAACTGGAGCGGCAGCAGGTTGCGGCATTTGAGGAACCGCAGGCGCTGCTTGCTGAGGCATTGCTGGCTGAGCCGAACCCATTGGCGCTGGAGCCTCTGGCTTTGCTGCTAATGGCTGACCATCAGGCCCAATCGCAGGCCGATAGTCCTCTTTGTCGTTAATCAGATCCGGAATCGGCGTGGCGCTGAACGAGAAGGCCTTTTCATCAACTGGTAACAGAATCTCAGCGAGCTTTGCCGCGCCGGCATCAACGTAACGGCTAGTCAGGCGGATAAACGCCGTCGATTTGCCATCATTCGTGCGATACGTGTTCTCGCTCGTGACGTTTCCCTGCATGCTTGTAGGCTTTGCCCAGCGTGCGCCTGCGAACTCATGGCGATTCGCGTCATCAATGCCGAGATATGCCTCTTCGCAAGCGAGCCAGATAGCCTCAATGCCAGAAGCCTTGCGCGCATCAATGGCCTCTTTGCGTTTAGCCGCAATGATGCCGCTGAGCTTATCTAGCGCTTCTTGCTGTTCTTCGTTTAACACTTAGATGACCTCAATTAATTTTTTGGCAGTCAAGCAAAATTCATGCGCTCTTTGAAGTTTGGAGTAAGAGGTCATGTTAATTCCTCACGTATCTGCAATGTCATCAATTAGGAAAATAGAAACACTGAGCCATAATCTTAGTAACAGACGGTTCCTCTACCTTGCGCCGTTGCTTGGCCCAGTCGGAATATACTGCGCACTGCTGTGGATCTTTTCCTACTGGCCCTAGCGGCTCTAAAACAACCTCGCCGGTCAAGAGCGTTATGAGAAGGTATGCGTAAATCATGTATTTGTCTTTAGGCGATGCATGCGGCGCGAATGTTATTGCCGATCATGTCTGATGCGGCTTGATTCGGATGCTTGCCATCTGCCGTCAAAACAGCAGATCCTGAAGTCAATCCCCATTTGTAGTAATCGGACCCCGTAGTTCCCTTGCCAGCCGGAGAGGCGCGCAATGCACCGCCTGTTCCGACATTGATATCGACAACGATATCTGGACCGGTCGGCGTGCCAACAACCGTATCCATCCAATCACCGAATGTTTCGTCAAGCTCACCAGCATTT